ATCCACGATCCAAACCATAAACACCACCGCTAGTGCCACAATCAATATATTGGATACCAAGTTTTGCCAAGCGTTCTGCTCTTTTCCGACTGTCTTTAAAATTGCTATTGCCATGATCAATAATAATATCTCCTTCACCACAATATCGTAGTAACTCATTGATCGTCTCCTCTACTGTTTCTGCAGGAACAACCATCTGGAAAATTCCTGGTTGTTTTTTGCTTTTTACCATTCGAACAAGATTTTCAATAGTAGTTACAACACCATTAACATATCCTTTTTCATATGCTTCCTGTGCCTTTTGATAGTTTCTTCGGTATCCCCAAACTTCAATTCCTGCTTTCATCATTCGACGAGACATCCCTTCACCCATCCTACCTAATCCGATTAATCCTACTTTCATTTAACCCTCCCAACTTTCGTAAATATTTTTAAAATAAGAATCAACTTTATCTAAACTGTCCAATTGAACATCAAAAACATAATTGTGATCGTCACACCATTGTAATGCAATCTCGTGAAATTTTTCTTCAATCATCACTCTTTCAACTCCATAAGTTCTTGAAAATGATGACATTATAAAATTCCAGCACTTATGTTGTTCTTTCATTTCAATCAACCCTCAGTAACTCGTTTATATCCTATCCTTCCAGTAACCCAATCTTCACCAGGGCACTCTTTAGAAAAATTATTAATAAAACCATTATTCCACCATTTTTTTCCTTTCCTTGCTTCACTTATTTTTCTTTTAGTTTCTTCAGAATGTGATTTACCATAGTTAGGATTATTTTCTCCTTTGCTTGCTTCACTTTGTTTTCGTCTAGTTTCTTCTGAAGGCGATTTACCATAATTGTGATTTTTGTTTCCCTTCTGTGCATCACCTATTTTTCTTTTAGTTTCTTCAGAATGTGATTTACCATAAAAATAATTATTTTTTCCTTTCTTAGCATCACTTATTTTTCTTTTAGTTTCTTCTGAAAGAATTTTACCTTTATGTGCCTCACTCAGTTTTCTTTTAGTTTCTTCAGAATGTAACTTACCATATAGAGGACTATTTTCTCCTATTTTTCCATACGAAGGATTATTTTCTCCTTTTTGTTTTTGACTCATTTTTCTTTTAGTTTTTTCACTATGAGTAAAACCGGAAGAACCTTCACCACCAGCAGTCAGATTTCTTAAAATACCAGTTCCCAAATCCTTTCTACCAAATATAGAAATCATATAAATTTCGTGCTTGAATGCATCCTCTTCTGTTAGATTTTGTTTGAGGAATATAATTCTGGATTTATCTTTTGGTGGCATCACTTCATTTTTATCCTTTTTAAATGCCCTATAACCTTTACCTTTTCCAATATAGTATGGTGTTCTATCTTCACGCAAATATGCGTAAGTGTAATAGTTATTCATTCTTGTCTTAAAAGTCGCAATATTATTTATACAAGAAAGGGGCATTTCTACCCCCTTCTCTTTGCTATTAGATGCGACTCTTAAGCATTTCTATTTATGATTAATTGCATCAAAATAATCTTTGTTAAATTGTGTGATACCAGCATCCGTTAAAATGTTTTTATACATTCCCCAGAAGACAATAGGAGGAATTGTAACAACATCGGCACCAATTAAAGCAGACTGCTCTACTTGACGAACATCACGAATAGATGCTGCCAAAATATTTGTTTGTGTTCCCACCCTACTATAAACTTCACGAATGTTCTTGATCAATCCAATACCGTCAATACCATTATCTAGGGAACGACCAACGAATGGTGAGATATAAGTTGCTCCTGCCTTTGAAGCGAGAATTGCCTGAGCAACGGAGAACACCAAAGTCACATTGGTACTGATTGACAATTTGGATAGAAACTTACACGCCTTCAATCCTTCAACCGTACAAGGTAGTTTGATTGTGATGCTTGGTGCAATTGTATAATAATTACTTGCTTGTACAAGCATTTCTTCTGCAGTATCAGCAACAACCTCAGCAGAAATGCTTTTTAATTTTGGACAGGTTTCTGAAATTTCTTCGATGACTTCTCGAAGTTGCCTTCCACTTTTGAGAATTAATGTTGGATTTGTAGTAACTCCATCCAACAATCCAGTCTCATATGCTGGTTTGATCATTGAAATGTCAGCAGTATCTAAAAAGATTTTCATTGAAAAAGAAATAACTCTTATCTAATTATACAAGGTTCATTTTGAGAGGCAAGTGTTTGTTATCAGTTGATGACATACTATCATATGATTGACAATATGAAAAGAAAAACTCCGAACAGTTGAAAGAACAGGAGCATTAGAAGAAAATCCATAAAAAAAAGGAGTTCTTGTGGAACTCCTCTATTTATTTTTTATGTCGTTATGAGTATTTCAATGGGGTCTTATGTCAAGGTGTGGGTAGTTCTGCCTGGAAGCCACCCTTTACCTGGAAATTCTTTAGACATACAAGTTTGTTTAGTATCAACATTATACCACCACTTTAATCCTTTTCTTTGTTTTTTGTATTTTTTTATTGTTTCTGGATTATGCTTTCTCCCATAAAATGGGTTTTTTTCGCCACTTACTGCTTTTGACTTTTTTTCTAATGTATCTTCGTTTATTTTACGTATCTTATTTGATTTGGATACCGCTTCTTTTTGTTTTTTACTTGTTTTCCTACCTTTAAGTTTTTTGCTTATTTTTTGTTTAGTTTCTTCTTTAACTTTTCTCCCAGTTGAATCTGGTGGACGAGAAGCATATTGATTTATATTATAACATTGCGATTTTCCCCACCACACATCCAATAATGATTGCTCTAAAATTGGTTCATCATATTCATCAGTATAAGTTTCCCATTCATACTTATCTGGATTTTTACGAAGAGAATTTTGAAATGGATAATTATTTTTTGATTCTAAGTGTTCTTGTTTTCTTCTTTCAAAATTAAAAGTACTTCCAATATAAAACTTTCCATTCAAAGTATTTGTTGCAATATATGTTATCATTTTATAAAAAAAAAAACTCTCTTATAATTATACACCATAAGAGAGATTAAATAAAGTAGTTGATGTATGTTATCAACCAATATTTGGAGATTTTAATGCTACTTCATAGGAAGAAGAAATGGCAAGATCCAATGGAAATTGATGTGAATTTTTTTCATGAATAGTTTCAATGCCCAACATTGCCCGATTTAATACATCAGCCCAAGTAGGAATAGTCCTCATTTGATTGTCCTGAATACTATGGACAAAGTTAAACCCATTAATGTTAAAAGAAAAACACATTACACCCACAGATGCAAACCAAATACCGATTACTGGCCAAGCAGCCAAAAAGAAGTGAAGGCTACGTGAATTGTTGAAACTAGCGTATTGCCAAAAAAGTCTGCCGAAGTAAGCGTGGGCACCTAAAATTGAATAAGTCTCTTCCTCTTGACCAAACTTATATCCATAATTTTGAGATACTTGCTCCGTAGTTTCACGGATAATTGAACTAGTTACAAGAGAACCGTGTTGTGCAGAAAAAAGTGCTCCACCAAATACCCCCGCCACTCCTAGCATGTGAAATGGGGAAGTTAGAACATTATGTTCAGCCTGCAGCACCATCATGAAGTTGAACGTCCCACTAATTCCAAGAGGAAGACCATCACTAAAACTTCCTTGCCCAAAAGGATAAATTAAAAGAACGGAAGTTGCTGCAATTGCTGGAGCAGAGTATGCAACAGCAATCCATGGCCTCATCCCGAGACGAAATGAAAGTTCCCATTCACGACCAAGATATGCCCAAACAGCAATAAGAAAATGAAACACAATGAGTTGCCAACTTCCCCCATTGTATAGCCATTCATCAATAGATGATGCATCCCAAAGTGCATAAAAATGTAATCCTATCGCATTAGAAGTAGGCAAAACCGAACCTGAAATTATATTATTTCCGTACATAAGAGATCCAGAAATAGGCTCTCTTACGCCGTCTAGATCTACCGGAGGATTTGCAATAAATGCAAGAATAAAGCAAGTCGTGGCAGTTAAAACCGTTGGTATAAGTAATACACCGAACCAACCAACATAAAGACGATTGTTAGTTGAAGTTACCCAGGAACAGAATTGTTCCCAGAGATTATTATTTGAACGTGTAGCAATTGTAGCAGTCATTTTTCGTTAAAGGGTAAATAAGAATTCAGGGGGAACTGAATGATTACAGTATATCTCACAACACCCTCCATTGTGGGTATGAGAGACGCTTTACTTCTGATGGTCTCGGTTACAGAAGGTGAGGAACTGTTACATTCCTTAACACTTATTTAGTGTAGCACACCCCAAAGGTCTTGTCAACCCCCCCTCCTCTTGGAAATTGATGGAGAGACTTAGCGGATGAAGGCAAAACTGCAAGGCCCCAATGGAGCAGCGTAGGAACTGGCTCCAATGTTTGACCGCAAAATTTCATGAGTTGGTGTGG